TCGAATGGGAGACCACAAAGGATAAACACATCAGCGAGACCTTGAACACCAAGGCCGATGGGGCGATGCTTCATATTTGAGCGACGAGCAGTTTCCACGGGGTAAAAGTTGCGATCGATGACACGATTCAGGTTCTTCGTGACAACCTTTGTAGCTTTATGAAGAGCGTCATAGTCGAAAGTCTTCGTCTCCTTGTTCACGTACTTGGGGAGAGCGATCGAAGCCAGGTTGCACACAGATGTTTCATCCTTATCGGTGTACTCTATGATTTCCGTACACAAGTTGGAACTCTTAATGACTCCCAAGTTCTTTTGGTTCGATTTAGTGTTGCAAGCATCCTTGTAAAGCATGTATGGTGTACCAGTCTCAGATTGAGACTTGAGAATGGCTTTCCATACTTCAGATGCGGGAACGGTCGAGTTAGCCCGTCCCTCTTCTTCATACTTGAGGTACAGCTCTTCGAATTCCTTACCATAACAGTCAGAGAGACCTGGAGCCTTATCGGGGCAGAAAAGGGACCAGTTCCCACCCTCTTCAACTCTCTTCATGAACAAATCTGGGATCCATAGAGCTGAGAAGAGATCGCGGCAGCGAGCTTCTTCATCACCTTGGTTGAGACGAAGTTCCAGGAAGTCCATGATGTCCGCATGCCATGGTTCGAGGTAGACGGCGATCGAGCCTTTACGACGACCAGCTTGGTTTACATAGCGCGCTGTCGCGTTGAAAACCCTGAGCATTGGTATGATACCATCCGACTGCCCGTTTGTACCCCTAATGTGAGACTTGTTGGCCCGAACATCGTGGATGTGCATACCGATACCACCCGCCCATTTGGAAATTTGGGCACACTCCGTGAGGGTACCGTAGATACCGTTAATCGAGTCCTCCTTGTTTGCAATCAGGAAACAAGAAGACATCTGGGGTCGGGGTGTACCAGAGTTAAACAGTGTTGGTGTGGCGTGGATGAAAAGACCCCTGGACATCATGTCGTATGTTTCAATGACCGAATCGATATCCATTCCGTGAATTCCAATGGCAACACGCATGAACATGTACTGGGGAGTCTCGATGAGTTTTCCTTCGACTCGCTGGAGATAACTCTTTTCTAGAGTCTTGAGACCAAAGTATCCAAAGTCAAAGTCTCGATCTGTATCGATGACAGCCTTAACTTGTTGGGCAACCTCCACAACCTGGTCAGTGACGACACCGGCCTTGTGTAGCTTTCGCATGGCGAGATGAAAGTTATTGGGGCATACCTTTTGGATGTTACTCGCCACGATACGAGTCGCGAGTGTTTCATAATCAGGATCTGAAGTGATCATTCCAATACAAATCTCAGCAGAGAGTGTATCAATTTCTTGGGTGGTGATGTTATCGTACAGGGATGAGAAAACCTGCTGCGCAACCTTAGTGGAATCACATTTTTCAGAGAGTCCGTATGTTAAGTTCTTGATCCTATTGGTGACGTTGTCAAATTTCATATCCTCAATACGACCTGAGCGTTTAATGACCCTCATATACCTAAAGTTCCACTTTTATTTTTAACTTACTTCTTGCACTCAAGATCTTTGCTCCTCACTGGAACAGTTCCGAAAGTCTCAAACTTACGGTTGGGTTGGAGAAGGTAGGTGTTCACAAAGAAGGGACCTTGTTCACCAGCCTTGGCCACGGGAGCATAAGATCCCACGAAGCAGGCTGGGGGTTTGCACGGAATTTCCTCGACATTGTATGGCTTGCTGTCGTACACTTTGTCAAAGTCAGCAAAGTTCAACATTTACTATTTACACACAATTTTTTTCGGCGGATATATTAAATGTGTGATAATCTCCACCTTGATTCTCTCCAGCAGTGTGAAACTCCACTGAACACCCTCTTTTTTTCGGACTTTAACAAGAATCTTCTCCAGCGTGGAATCCGTCAGACGTTCAAGATTAGGAGTGGTATCGCCATCGATTACCAAAACCCTGATGACCTGTACGCCATCATGCGTGTCGTCTTCATCAACAACGCGGGTGACCACTACAAAAAGGTCAATGAGCAGGTCAAGGGTATGAACATGAAGGTCATCGACACTGCGGTGTCTCAAATCCAAACTGGTGTGTCTCAATATATCGCGTATGCCAATGACATCGACACAACCCGTACACTTCTCGACCAACCCATTAATACCAGTACTGTCGGCAAAAAGATTGATTTCAACAACAAGATTGGAATTAATTAAAGATTGGAAACTATGATGATGTAAGTAATGAGTTTGAACTACTACAAATACGAAACTGAAAAGGTGTGTAAATCCAAGGGCTGGGATCGGGCTGCTGTAGATACAGTATGGCTTCTCCTGACAGAAGAGTTTGGGGAGTTGGCATCCGCTATCCGACAGTACAAGAAGACGTTCAAGAAGATGAATCTCAAGAAAGAAAGGGGTACTGATGTCATGATGGAAATGGGTGATGTCTTCAGTTACCTTTTTCAATTGGCGCACATGTTAAATGTCGACCTGGATAAGATGTGGGAAGAACATCGTTTCAAAATGCACGACAAAAAATATAATCTGAAGTAGTATTAATAACGATGAGTGAATATATGCTCGACGATGAGAAAGCCATCGATGACATCAATCCATTTGTCACAGAGGATTTCTCCCTTCCAGGAGGTGTGCGACAGACGGGTGGTTTTGACGATTTCCAGGAAGTCATTCCAAATGTATTCCCTTTTATTGACGAGAAGAGTGTTTTTTGTGAGACAAACGCTTGTGAAGATGAAAGGGAACCCTGCATCATTTTAAAGGGGGTTCATCCTCGTCGTAACATCGACACTGGTTTTACTTGCAAAGAGAAGAAGGTTAAGGTTGGTGTTTCGAAGAAGCCTAGGATGTCTTACATTGGGCTGTTCTTTATCATCTTCATGGTTATGCTAGCTGTAATATACATAAGATATTGAAGAAATGTGTGAGACGTGAAGCATTCGTACACTCCTGAATAACCTCGGGTAGAGTTTTCTTGCAAAACTTCTTAATAAACTCCATCTGCCAAGCACTCTCCATGTTTACACGGGGTGGTTGGAATGTTGGATCAAGAATTTTGACAGCGTGCGTGATGCGAACATATGTGCGATCATCTTGCTCGTGCAAGAGCACGTTTTCGAGTGTGAGCTCTGCGAGTCGCTGTTGAACTTCGAGGGTGTTTGCTACCATAGTTTCGAGAAACTTATCATAGCGGATGTCCCTCTGTTCACTCTGAATTTGTGTCCAGTCACCGAGGGGCTCGGTGTTGATGTAATCTGTGAATGCTTTGTAGCCCTTAGTCTTCGTGTACTTATCATACTGGATCTCGATGTACGCGAGATCAGACTCAACATCGTGAACAGCTTTAGCAGATTTTACAAATGAAGTCATGTAATTAAAGATTGAACAATTTCTTTAAACACCTAAGTGGACGAGACCTACCATAAAAAAGTATGTATTCATCAATCGCCAACAACAGTTTTTCGTATCTCTTGACTCTCAATGAGATGCGAAACAACCTCCCGGACGAAACTCGTCCCTCTTGGGTAAAGATTACGACGATCACCATGGTTTCGAGCTTTATCCAACAGATTGATATTAAGAAGCTTCGTGAAACATTTGAACGAGTTGGATCGTATCGTCTCAAGCGTAGTGGAACAACCACGGAAGGATTCGAGTGGAAACTGAAACCGACAACCTTCTACAATCAGGTGACCCTCACGTACCACGACAGCTACAGTACCAAATCTGTCAAAGTGTTCCCCAATGGTTCTATCCAGGTCGCAGGGTGTTGTGATCTTTTTGATTGTAAACGCATCATCACCCAACTTGTTTACATTTTCAAAATGTTTTTGGGACTTGACATCAAAGTTTCTACAGACTCTTTCCGCGTGGTGATGATCAACTCCAACTTCAGCCTCAACTACAACATCAACCTCATGAAAGTGGCTGACTGGTTCGAAGAGTACGATGACATTTTTAAAGTCTCCTTCGAACCAGATAGATATTCAGCCGTCAAGATTAAGTTCAAACCCGCAGAGGATATGAAAGAGATCACATGCAGTATCTTCAGCACAGGTAAGATTATCATCACAGGAGCTGAAACCCTCAAAGAGATTGCCTTTGCCTACAACATCATCAACCAGCACATCAACGAGAGACCTGACATTCGAGTGTCGAGAACGGAGGAGACGGATGTCTTTGACACCTATCTAGGATACAAGTGTGAGCCCTTAATTGAAAAACTCAGAGAGAAAGGATTTCAATCTTGGATGCAGACGATCACCAATAGACAAATTAATTTCTGATGTAATATTAACAAAATGTCTCAGCGACTTGGTATGGCCGATGGTCGGTGTTTCACCATAAACTCTTCCGCCCAGCTTTTCAACAACTATGTGATGAAGCAGAATGGCATCACTTTCGAGGACAACTATTCGTACCGCAAGCTTCTTCAGACCCAGGGTCCCTCTCTTCTTACCAAGGTACAGGAGGAACAGGGTAAGGAAAACTGTAAGACTTGCGACAAGCCCCTTCTCAAGATCCCTGATATCTACTAGGTGAGCAAAATCACGAAAAAAACTTTGAACCCGTATTCTAGAATGTCGACATGTGCCATATGTCTCAATGAAGTCAAATCGACGAGGACAAATCCTCCGATTCGATGTGGACATATGTTTCATTCCCACTGTCTAGAACAATGGAAAGAACAAGGTAAGAATACATGCCCCACGTGTAGAAAGGTTTTTGATGCTTCTCAGTTCAAGATTGTCGTCACGATTCAAAACAATTACACAGCGACGGCAAACTCTGTGTCCTTGAACGAAGATTCGATATTTGACGTACTTGACCTTTTTGACATAACCTTTGATGTCGAGAATCAACCTGATCTAGACAGTATTCTTGCGGACCTTGGGGTGAGTCTTACCGACTTTGATCCCTCGGTTCTTGACGCAGAATGAACTGCAGTAGGTTTCATAGTTTAGACCTGGATAGTTCCTAGAAGCCCTACGAGGATCCTTGATGGCGTTACCTTTTGCATCAGTCAGAAGTGGCCCAGTCGCCCACCCACGCTTGTGACTGAACACATTCGCCTTGAAGATGATACGCTTACCCGGTTTAAATGGACCAGCCCTCTTTACCCGAGATTCGGGAACCTTGAAGAACTTTGCCACAGACG